TTGACATTGCTTGTGTTGCCTCCGAGATATTCGGGGCGCTGAAGGCGGGCATCATCGGAACGAACCCCAAAGTGGTTGAGGATGATTTCGATATAGCGAGTACCGCCGCGCGCATCGCGCTCAAGAAGTTTCTGAATCTGGAAAGCAGTGCGAAGATCATTGATTGTCACGGCAGAAGCAGTAGCAAGGTCAGCATAAAACTCAACATCGTTGAGGTCAGAGGAAGCCACATCGCCTTCGATAGTAGCAGTGTCATTAGAAACAGGCGGAGGAGTGTCCGAATACATAGTGCCAGTAGTCGGATTCATTCGCAGGCCGCCAAGATTATTGCCGGGAGAAGGCCAGCCGGTTTGAGTCAACGCAACTCGGAGGTCGTTGACTGCATAAACAGGAGCAGAACCGCCGAGCGGAAGAAGGACGGGATCGCCTTTCTGAGGCCAAGGCAAGCAGGAAGTGAAATAGTCATGGCGCTTGCCACGACGGAGAGGCAGCGAATTGTCCCACGTATCGGGGCCATCGTCCATCGGAACGTCGATAGGGTCTTGAAGGTTCTGGTCGCGGTACCACTCATTCCAGATGAGCATATAAGCGCGAAAGGGGAGGGCAGAAACCTCAAGAGGGGTAGTAGCGCCCGGACGGCGCGGAATGCCGAAATAACTCGGCAGAGTGTTGGCATCGTTGGTAGCCAAATCGATTTGGGTAATCGGAATGGCGAATTCCTCGGTATCGTTGGGGTTGAGCTTTTCGCCCATGAAGCGCTGCCAGTTGTCCCAAATAAGGCGGTTGGGGACGAAGAAGTAATGGGTATCCAAGTAAATGTTGTCCATTACAGGCTTCAGGGGAGTAGCAAGGCGAGCAAAGCCGGTGTGGTTGATATCAAAGGTATCACCGGGCAGAACCTCATCAATGAAAACAGGGATGAGGAGACCAGCGTCAAACGTGGTCATGAGCTTGTGAGAACGGTTGAACTTGGAACGCGGAATATCCGCAGAAGGCACCTGCGAGAAGTGCTGTTGAGCGGTCATTACAGAAGGTTGAGAGAAGATCTTCATGGGGTATTACTCCGGGATTGGAAGAGAAGGATTGCCATAACGTTCGGCAATAGTGCGCATGGTCATCATGGGCGCACGAGACATGAAAGGAGAGCCGTCAGCGTCCTCGATAAGCATGAGGACGTAGTCATCCTTACGGTCATCTGGAAGAGCGTCAGCAATGATTGCCAAATCTGTAAGAGAGGCAGTTGAGAACGGCTCAGAACGAGAACCGTCTGTAGCAGAAACAACCTGATATATCTTGACCATTATATGGTCTCCTTTTTGGTTGATTTGCGCGCGAGTTGATTAAGCAGGCGGGCGCGCGACGGACCCGGCTGTTCTGGTGGTTTGGAACGGACATATTCGCGGCGCTGCTCTAGAACGTCGTCAAAATAGCCGGGAGCAGTTGCGTCTTGCCATACAAGATAACGAAGCGGAATGGCATATTCTTTGCCTTCGACCTCGACGGTACCGTTACGGACGAGGTCGTCAGCATAAAGGTCGAGCCAGTCATGGCCGATGCCTGGACGGCGAGACATAAGGGTAAAGGTGTCAGGGTCGTTGTTTTTCTTATTGGTATAGCCAGCGACATAGCAGCAGCTGGCCATATTGAGAGGGCTGACCATGGTCATGCCCTGTCCCCATATTTCAGTAAGGATAGGGTTGACGAAATCTTGATTGTCGTTTAGAGGGCTAGCGCCCTGAAGGAAGTGATGCCCGAAAATAAGAGCGTGATAGTGAGGTCGACGGGTGGTGTCGCCGTATTCGCCGCAGGCGAAGTAACGAAGCTTTCCGTAATGATGGCGGAGACGTTTGAAGAAAGCCTGAAGATGCTCTTTCTGAATTTTTTCGGGACAGTGGTCGTCATCATAAGTCAACGTGATAAAGGAATTACGCTGATGCAATGAGGACTCGTGGTAGCAGCGGACTGCCCACATCATGGATTGAGTGGCGCGGCAGGCAGGACACTTGCCGCAAGGGAGTTCGAGACGTTGGCCGACTGCTTCAGTAGCCCGGAAAACAATCCCTTGCTTTCCGGTCTTTGGGTTGATACGGCCACGCCATGCACGCAAGGGGCTGTAGCATTTCATTAGAAGCGGATGCCTCCGCGCATGATGGCAGGCCGGTTACGAGGGTTGGTCTTGCGGGCGGTCTTGGTGAAGCCCTTCCCGTTGGTGCGTTTGCGTTTCATGTTGTGTCTCCTTATTGCAAGGGGCGGATTGAAGTACCGACTGTAAAGCCAGTAAGGCACAGATTACAAGGGCGACTGTAGACATGCAAGAACCTCTCGTTAGTTAGGACAGTGAGAGTCACTGTCAGTAGGGCCAGAAGGGTCAAGTGGCTTCTGGCCCTTGAGGCTATCGCCGAGAATGTGAAGTGTCAAGAGTCGCGCTCGCGACCTCTTTAGATAGCGCTACGGTATAGATAGCGCGTTGGAGTGGCGGCAAAGCCGCCTTGTACAGCTGAAAGCGCCGGCAGAGCCGGCCCGCTACGCGGTGTGGGTTAGACAGGGTAAGGGTGGGCGGAGAAGTGCCCACCAGTTTAGTTAGTATTAGACTTTTGTTGTATTTCGTCGGAATCAAGCGATTTATTCTATATTTAGGCTTGACACGACTTTTTAGTTGACAAAAGAAAAGCCCTTGTAGAACAAGGGCTTAGGTGATGGCACCTGCGGTGCGTTTTGAAGGGTTTTTAGACCTTGGGAGGGTCTTGGTTAGGGGTAGAGGATTGCTCGTCGCCTACGGGCTCCTGCGCAGTTTTAGAAGGGGTCGCCTTTTTGGCGCGCCTCTTACGCTCTACAACTTCGATTCCGGCGCGAACAGCAGCGCCGAGATTGTGAGCGGAGGTAAGGTCATGCTCTTGAAGGTTGGAAACGTCAGCGTATTGCGGCTGACGGTTAGAGGGTGGAAGTTGCCCGGTTTCTTGGAAACGGGCAACGATGAGATTGACATCAGTCTGATGCTTGGCAGCCTGACGGGTTTTGGACTCGCCCACAGGAAAAGTGTGATAGCGAGAACGAGAGGTCGGATCAACAGGCAAATAGCTGTCATCACGAGATTGCATTTTGTTGTAACGTTGGCTCATTTTTTGCCTCCGCGGCGGTAGTTGGGTCGAGGTGACCAGAAGGACTCTTGTTGATTGCGAACACGTTGTTCAAGTGAACGCTTGATGGGTTGGGGGGCCGGCTTGTTGGGTGAAATAGCCGGAGTGACTTTGGGACCGGGAAGGATTTTGGTAAAGAAGTCAGACAGCTTGTCAACAGCGGCGTCATAAGCGCCGCCGACAGCTTTACCAGATGAGTTTTTAGAAGGAATAAGCCTATCAAGAACGGCATTAAGAACGGGTGTCAACCGTTCGTAAGTTTCCTTTGTAAACTCGTCCTTGCCAGCTTGTGCAGTAGCAGATCGAGTCTCAGCGGCAATCTTGGGAATAAGCTGCTTGAGGTTTTCGATTTGTTGCCGATTGTAGTCAGTACCGGACACGATGTTCTCGCCAGTAAGAGGCAAGTTAGGCGTCTGTGACCGAATATTATCGGTTTCAGCATCAGTCTTGATCTGCTGACGACGAAGAAGCTCAGCCTGCTCATCCTGCATGCGAATGAGCGAGCGAGCGGTTGAGCCTTGCGAAACGGCTTGAGAAGAGCCAGACGAAGTCGCCATAGCGCCACCCGGCGATGAAGCCGGGTTGCCAAGTGCAAGGACACGGTTGAGACCAGCGGCTTCCAAATCCTTGGCAGCACGCTGGTATTGAGTAGATGACATATCCTCCTGGAATTTCATCTGTTTGTTGGCGGACCAGGCGTTAAACGCCATATCACCCAATTGGCCGCCGCCACCGCCAATAAAGCCAAGAAGAGACATGATTAAAAATGATCCACAAGGCCCGGGACAGAATAAACCGGCATGGGGCGGGTGTGTTCAAATTTGAACCACATATCAAGAAGGAAATGCGGCTCGGACGGAACAGCAATTACACGGTCAATTGGCGGGTTGTCCTCAATAAACGAGGCATTGAGCAGAGGTTGAGAAGCAAAATCCTGCGCAAGATGCCAGACATCAAGAGAAGAAGGCTGGTCAGAGTTGAAAAGACCGGTCATACGAGATTGCTTGTAACGGTATTCAGCCCAGCGCTCTTGATAGCCGAACACCTCAGTATCGGTAATGGGGTCACCCGTTGCGAAAATTTCGCGGTTGAGTACGGCCTGTTCGCCCAGGTGGGCGAGGGCTGGCCAGTAAAACTCGTATTTAGTGCGACGAGTCCACATCTTGTCGACGCCCTGCTGATAAGTAAGGTCGGCGCGGGCAGAGACAAGACCGATGACAAAGCCATGCTCAGTAAAGGACTTGGTGAAACCAGCCCGATTGACAGAAGTGCCGACGCCGGCAAGACCGCCCTGCGGGACGGTAGGAATGGCGACAGTGGCAGCCACAGGGTCGATGTTGACATTGCTTGTGTTGCCTCCGAGATATTCGGGGCGCTGAAGGCGGGCATCATCGGAACGAACCCCAAAGTGGTTGAGGATGATTTCGATATAGCGAGTACCGCCGCGCGCATCGCGCT